ACAATCATGATTTTCCTTATATGGATTTTGCTCACAGTTCTCTAAGTATTATGGTAACACTATCGTTACTTTCTATAGGAGAAACATTATGTGGACTACACCTACTTATACAGAAATGAGATTTGGTTTTGAAGTTACAATGTATGTAATGAACCGATAAGTTTTCTTTTCTCATACACTCGCCCCTTTGGTGGTTATAAATACTACCAAAGGGGTTTTTTTATATGAGCGATATGTTATCTTACTTTATGGGTCGTGATGGTTTCTCTTGGTTCATTGGTGTATGTGAAGATAGAGATGACCCCAAAGCACTAGGACGGATTCGTGTTCGTGTCTTTGGTTATCACACAGAAGACTTAACTAAAATACCAACACAGGACTTGCCGTGGGCGTGGGTTCTTATGCCACCTACTGCGGGCAATGGAGCGTTCCACAATATCAAACCAGCGGATTGGGTAATGGGATTCTGGCGTGATCCAGATACATTACAACAACCTGTCATTATGGGTATCTTGCCAGGCGCACCAGCGGATGGTGCAGACCCAACAAAAGGATTTTCCGACCCCAACTCTGAAGATGCACCAGACACACAGGCAGAGAAGTTTAAGAAAGAACCAGACTTCGGCCCGTATCCATCTCGCCCAGGCTTTGCAGACACATCTCGTTTGACTTCTGGTTTGTTAGAAGAACATCCAGAGATTGCAGAAAGAGATGAGTCTTATACTTCTGAAGTTCCTATCGCAAACGGTCGTATGATTGTTCAGAACGCTGATGATAAAGAGAACATCGTAAGTTCGCCTCCTGTCAATATTCAAGAACAATGGGTTGACAAGATTGGAACGAACACTGACATGACTGCAACCTCTTGGAGTGAACCAAGAACTACGGATGATTCTATTCGTGGTAAGGATGCTACTGGAAAGAATCCAGAGACACAAGAGGATAGAGTCCCCCCATATAAAAGACGCAACACAGAGTATCCATACAATCATGTTCTAGAAACAGAAAGTGGACATATCAAAGAATATGACGATACACCTTTTGCGGAACGCATCTATGAGAAGCATAAGAGTGGAACAGGATATGAGATTGATGCAGACGGAAACAAAGTCACTCGTGTTGTAGGACAGAATTACGAAATCATTGCTGGTAATAACTTTGTCAATATCAAAGGTGATGTCAATCTTACAATTGATTCAAACTGTAAGACATACATCAAAGGCGATTGGAATATCCAAGTCGATGGTAATAAGACAGAAGTTGTGAAGGGCGATGTTACAGAGAAGTATGGTGTGAATCCAGTAACGAACTTCCACTCTACTACTCTGACAGGATTCAGAACCAAGACTATTCTTGGACTTGAGAATGAGAATGTCGTTGGTGCGGTTGTTCACATTTACGGTGGTGTTAAAAGTGAAACAGTTGCTGGTAACTCTACATTGGGTATTAGTGGCAACTACGATGTTGATGCTGCAAGGATTGATCTAAACTAATGATTGGTGAATATCAAGTTCTTGTCAATGGTGTTCTTAAAACATATACAAACTATGAGGATATTCCTTATGCGTTTGATAATGTAATTAAGTTTGCACCAGAGTATCCGCCAGAACCACACACAGAAGAACAACACGAATTGATTGCAACATATAATGATAAACTAAAAGAACTAATGAAAAGGGAATTAAAATAATGCCTGCGGCAACAAGGATTGGAGATGCGGATGTTCCACATTGTTCTGGTATGACTAGAGCGGTGGGAAGTCCAGATGTATTTGTAAATGCAATTGCGTGGAGTAGACAAGGAGATGTGAATACTGGTCATCTATTGCCGGGTTCACCTTGTCCATCTCATGCTGCCCCTATTGCGTCTGGTTCATCTACAGTATTTGTAAACGGTAAAGGTGCTGGGAGAGTTGGTGACGGTATTAGTGCTTGCACATCTGTTGCTGCTGGATCCCCTAATGTTTTTGCGGGGCCATAGAATGCCCTATAGGAGAGAGAAGAAATGTATGAGTATAGATGTAAGGTGGTTAAAGTAATTGACGGCGATACAGTTGATGTCGATATTGATCTTGGTTTCGGTGTGTGGCTTCATGACGAGCGTGTTCGTATCATGGGCATTGATACGCCTGAATCCAGAACTTCGGACAAGGTGGAGAAAGTCTTCGGACTGGCAGCAAAGAAAAGATTAAAAGAATTATTGGGTGAGGATGTTGTTCTTAAAACACAAGTGAACAAAGATGGTGAAGATATGAAGGGCAAGTTTGGAAGGATACTTGGTGACTTTGTATCTAATGATGGAAGAATGGTTACAGATATTATGATTGAAGAAGGACATTGTGTTGCATACTTTGGTGGAAGTAAAGAAGAAATCCAAATGAAGCACATGGCAAATAGAGAGAAGTTATTGCGTGAAGGTATTGTCAAACTTCCAGACTGACGGTATAAATAGACTTAGGAGATAATAGATGGCCGTCAACCCTACAGCATTTAGAGATGCAGAAGCAAACAATGAGTCTGATAGAAGTGCAAGAATATTTAAGGACTTCAATCTAAACTTTGCAAGACATCCTGTAACTGGAGACATTGCAAAACTAACTGATGTTTCTGCTGTTAAAGCAAGTGTTAAGAATTTAATTCTTACTAACTTCTACGAGCGTCCTTTCCATCCAGAGATTGGTTCGGATGTTCGTGCGGCACTATTTGAATTGGTAACACCACAAGTCGCTGCAAGACTTGGACGAAACATTGAAGATGTGATTGTGAACTTTGAACCAAGAGCAGAATTGATTAGTGTTATCGTAAGAGCAAACATAGACAGAAACGCTTATGAAGCGACAATCAAATTCAATGTTGTGAATACAGAAACAGATGAACAGACATTGGACTTATTTTTAGAGAGACTAAGATAAGATGGCGACAAAATTACAAGTCACAGAGTTGGACTTCGATCAGATTAAATCCAACCTAAAGACATACATGAAGAACCAGACAGAGTTCTCAGATTATAACTTTGAGGGTTCTGCCCTTTCAACATTGATTGATCTACTTGCATACAATACTCACTACTTGGGTATGAACGCAAACATGGCACTCAATGAAGCATTTCTAGATTCCGCAACTCTTCGCTCTTCTGTAGTCTCTCATGCAAAGAAGTTGGGATACACTCCTCGTTCTGCTCGTGCGCCTGTTGCCTATTTGGATGTTACTCTAAACAATTCTACATTAACATCTGCAACTGTATCTAAAGGAACTAAGTTCACTACAGTTGTTGATGGGACAACTTATGCATTTGTTGTTAATGAAGATAGATCTATCTCGGCGATAAATGGTATACTACGATTTTCCAATCTTCCAGTATATGAGGGAACTCTTGTTACTGCAAAGTATACGGTCGATAATTCTAATTTAGAAAAAAGATTTCTAGTCACAGACAATCGTGCAGATACCACAACACTTAAAGTATCTGTTCAAAACTCTGCTTCAGATTTGACTACAGAGACATATACTCTTGCAACAGATATATCTCAAGTAAAAGAAACATCTAAAGTTTATTTCCTACAAGAAGTAGACGGTGGAAAGTTTGAGGTTTACTTTGGTGATGATGTGGTTGGTAAGAAACCATCAGATGGTAACATTGTTATATTGGAATATATTGTTACAAACAAAGGTGCAGCAAATGGCGCAAAGACTTTTGTTGGAACATCTGTGAGTGGAGAAACAAACATTACTATTGCTACAGTAGCATCTGCTGTTGGTGGTGCAGAAGCAGAAACAATTGAATCAATTAAATACAATGCTCCTCTAGACTTTGCATCTCAAGGTCGTGCGGTAACTGCTGATGACTATAAGGTTATCATTCCTCAAGTCTATGCAGACACACAGGCAATTCAAGTATGGGGTGGGGAAGATAATGACCCCCCAATCTATGGACAGGTATTTGTTTCTATTAAAACAACTTCTGGTATCAATCTAACACAGGCACAAAAGGATACAATTGCGGTTGCATTGGACAGATACAATATTGCATCTGTTCGTCCTACTATTATTGACCCAGAGATTACAAAAATTAAAGTGACAACTAACTTTAAGTATAACTCTAATATCACAACCAAGACTGCTTCTGATTTAGAAACTCTTGTTAGAACAACAATAACAAATTATAATTCATCTGACTTACAGAAGTTTGATGGTATGTTTAGGTATTCAAAGGTTTCTCGTTTGATTGATTCAACAGACACATCTATTCTTTCAAACATTACAACGGTTCGTATACAAAAAACAATTGTTCCTACTCTGAACACAGAAACAAAATATGAACTAAAATTTTCAAATCAATTGTATCATCCACATGATGGACACAATGCTACTATGGGCGGTATCGTATCTTCTACTGGTTTCTACTTGCCTAATGATTCCACAATATATTACTTCGATGACAATGGTAGTGGGGCATTAAGAATCTATAGTTTGGTTGGTGGAACGACTAGAACATATTCAGACACTAGTGCTGGAACTATTGATTATCAAACTGGAACACTTTCTATTCCATCATTGAATATTGCTTCTACAGTAGATAGTTCTGGAATTGTAATTACTACAATTCCTAATTCAAATGATATTGTTCCAGTTCGCAACCAACTCTTAGAAATTGATTTGGCAAACCTAAACATCAGTGGTTCTAATGATACCATTGAGTCTGGTGGTTCTTCTGCTGGAACTGGTTATACAACCTCATCATCGTATTAAGGTCTTATAGATGTCTGGACATGACCCAACACTAAAGAACAAAGTTTCGCCACATATTCAGAGTCAACTGCCTGAGTTTATTCAAGCAGACCATCCTCTGTTCTCATTGTTCCTCAAGTATTACTATGAGTTCCTTGAGGCAGGAGAACTTGTTGTCACTGGTTCTAATAATTATCTTGTAGAAGAAACTCTTACTAAGAATTATATTGTAGATGAATCAGAAGAGAATATTGTTCTTGAGGATTCTGTTGGTAAGTTCACAGTTGGTGAAACTATTACTGGACAAACATCTGGTGCGACTGCTCGTATTCTCGTAGATGACTTTGATGATAACAATCGTCTATTCATTACATCCCAACAAAGATTTGAAACTGGTGAAACGGTAACTGGTAATACCTCTGGTGCTACTACAACAGTTGCATCCTATCGTGCAAACCCTGTTCAGAATATTCAACAACTTCTTGCATACGCTGATGTTGATAATACCGTTTATGATTTTCTTGATAAGTTTAGAGATTCGTTTATGGAGTCTCTTCCTAACACTCTTGCCGATGGCATCTCAAAGAGAAAACTTATCAAGAATATTAGAGACTTGTATTCTGCAAAAGGAACAAGGGATGGACACAAGTTATTCTTTAGAATCCTTTTTGATGAAGAAGCAACAATCATTTATCCTCGTGATAATATGTTGCGTGTTTCTGATGGTCAATGGTCTACAGACAATGTAGTTCGTATTGTTGAAACTGGTGCTTCTGATTTTACAAATGCGGTTGGACAAAGAGTTAATGGAATTACCTCTGGGGCTTCTGCTCTACTTGGTTCTGTTATTAAGTTTACTGAAGGTTCTACACAAATTGCAGAATTAAACTTAGATGCCAATTCCGTATCTGGAACATTTGTTTCTGGTGAGATTATTACCACAACAGACACAACACTAGACTTAGAAATTTCTGGTGTTATAAAAGGGATTGTTACAGAATCAAATGTAACAGTTGGTGGTGCTTACTATAATACATCCGATGTCGTATATTTGACAGAAGGTGGTGGTAACGATGCTGCTACTGCAAGGGTAGAGTCTGCTGGTTCTGGTTCTATTGATGAGATTATTATTGAAGATGGTGGTATTGGTTATACTGCTGGTGAAGAACTTGTATTTGACACAACCAATACAGAAGGTAAAGATGTTCGTGCAAGAATTGCTGTTGTAGGTGGTGGATTTATTTTGGAACAGGCAACTGCTCCAGATCACTTCATTACAGAAGACGGTGAGTTAATTGTTACTGAAGATAGATTCTATACACAACAAGAAGAGACTGTTGGTGAACTTGACCACTTAGTGATGGAAGACGGTGGGCAGATTGTTATTGAAGAAGAGACATTTAATGACTTAGGTGTTTCATCAGAGATTGGTGAGATCACTAAGATTGAAATGATTAACAAAGGTAATGGATTTATTAAACTGCCTTTGGTTTCTGATAGTCTTTCTACTACTGGTTCTGGTTCAAGTCTATTCGCTGCATCTACTGTATCGCCTATGGTTGGTCATGTAGAAGGTGTTTCGATAACAAACTTTGGTCTGGATTATGCATCTTCTCCAACTGTAACATTTAATAGAAACATTCTTGTTCAAAATGTTATAGGTTCATTTACTGCTGGAGATACATTAACAAGTCATAACGGAACAGTTGTTGATTTTGATAACGGTAGAAATATTTTAGAGATTAGAACATCTGTTGATTTCAACAGAGGAGATATAATCACATCTATCACAGGTGCATCAGCAACGGTGTATCAATCCTCTCATGCCGATGCAACATCTACGGTTGGCACAATAGGAACAACTGTTGGCAACTTTGTATCCGATAGAGGTAAAGTCTCTGTGGATACAATGCGTATTCAAGATTCTAATTACTACCAAGACTATTCTTATGTGGTTCGTATTGGACAGTCAATTAACGAATGGAGAGAATCTATTCGGCGTTCTGTTCACCCTGCTGGTTGGAATGTATTCGGTGAAGTTTCTTTTGCTTCTCAAGTTAGCGCAACAATTCAAGTTCCAACTGCTGGTGATGTGGTTGACTTCACTGGTGATACTACAACATACTCACCAGAACTTGCATCTACATTTACTAACCTATTCACTACCATCTTTGGTAGACGATTGGGAACAACAACAGATGGAACATCACTCAGAAGTAATCCAAATGAAGGAAGTTCAGAACATCTCTCTTCTGGTGTTAGGGAAGTTACTCTTACATCTGCGGTTAGTGTTCGGTTCGCTGTTGCGAATACAACAACACAAGTCATGGGCCCAACCCTAGACTTGTTACCTAAGTATGCATTTGCAGTTCCGCCTTTGGAAACCTCTGAAAGAATCTCTCATTATCCAGGCATATATAGAACTGCAAGAAGTAATGATAATGATGCTGCATACTTTACTATAGATCAATTTGGACAGTATCGTATCAATGAAGTATCGGTTCGTTCAGACTATCGTTCAGATGAAGACTTCTCTGATACAAACGCTACATTTGATGATTCTATTTCTGAGAATCTTAGATTTGATTCTACGAATATCATTATTCCAGAATCAGCATATACAACAAAGATCAATGTCCCGCCACCAGGCGAGATTGTTGTTACAAAGGGTGCATTGATAAATGCATTTGATAATACATTTGTATCCTTTGATGCATCCAGACAGACTTTTGATGAGGAAGGTGTTCCTCTAGAAACTTCTGGTTCAATATACGCTTCATACGATGAAGATGCAGTTTCTTTTGATGAAACTGGTAACACATATGATGAAGGTGCGTCAAATCAATCGTTTGATACTTTAGCACTTTCCTTTGATGAAAACTCAACTACCTTTGACGAAACTGTATAAATAAAGGTATAATAACTTAATAGGGGAAACCAAAAATGGCATATCAATCAATCGGGCGTGGAACTTCTGCGAATGATGGCACAGGTGACGATCTTCGCACTGGTGCGGGCAAAGTCAACGCCAACTTCGTAGAACTCTATACCCTCTTGGGTGACGGTTCTACCCTTAGTGCTGATCCTGTAGTTACAGAAGCAGCAACTCAAACACTAACAAACAAATCACTCACCTCTCCAACAATTACTGGAACTGGAGCAATCGCTGGAACATTTACTGGTAATATCACAGGTGATGTAACTGGTAATGTTACTGGTGATTTAACTGGTGATGTGACAGGTAATGTTACTGGCGATTTAACTGGTAATGTTACAGGAAATATCACAGGAAATATTACTGGCGATGTAACTGGTAATGTCACTGGCGATTTAACTGGTGATGTGACAGGTAATGTAACTGGTAATGTCACTGGCGATTTAACTGGTGATGTGACAGGTAATGTAACTGGTAATGTTGACGGTATCGTTGGTGGAACAACTCCTGCCGCTGGTTCATTTACAACAGTAAGTCTAAGTGATGCACTTCAACTTGCTGTATTTGCAGACGGAACTGCAAGGGATGCTGCAATTACTTCTCCTGCCGCTGGTATGTTATGTTTCGTATCAGACAACGGTTCTGCTGTTGCAAAGGCACAAGTATATGACGGTAGTGTATGGGTAGACTTACACTAAGATTTAGGATAGAGAACTATGGCAATTGATAAAATTACAGCAACTGGAATTGCAGACGGAACAATTGATACAGCGGATATTGCTGACGGTTCAGTTGACTTAGTAAAACTATCTGCAACTGGAACTAAGGATGCAACCACATATCTTCGTGGAGACAATACATTCTCTGCATTATCTACCACACTTGCTGGACTAGATGATGTTACAGTAGATACAAGTGACCCCACATATAGCGAAAATATTGCTGGCGCTTCAGTTGGACACCTTTGGGTAAACTCTACTTCTGGTGAAGTATTTGTATTAACTGATGCAACAACAAACGCAAATGAATGGACAAACATTGGTGATGGAACTGGCAGCATTGCACCCCCATATACCATAGATTATCTTATGGTTGCCGGTGGAGCTTCTAGTGGCGCCACGGGTGGCGGCGGAGGCGGTGGATTGGTAGAATCCAATTTAACTGCTTCTGTTGGAACAGTGTTTACAATCACAGTTGGTGCTGGAGGGTCTGGCACAGGCGGTGGCGGTTCTTCTTCAAACGGTAATGATGGTGGTTCTTCCACATTAACATCTGTTGCAACTACTATCTTGGGTGGTGGCTACGGTGGTGGTGGTGACCGTGTTGGTGGCAATGGAGGTTCTGGTGGTGGTGCTGGTGCTGATGGTGCTGGTCAACAGGGTGGCTCTGGAACAGTTGGACAAGGCAATGACGGTGGTAACTCAACTGCGAATGGTGCTGGAACTGCATTTGCTGGTGGTGGCGGCGGAGGTGCTGGTGCCGCTGGTAGTAATGGTTCTAGTGGTTCTGTTGCTGGTGCCGGCGGTAATGGTGCAATCTCAACAATTATTACTGCTGCTAATGCAACGACTTATTCTGTTGGAGAAGTATCTGGTTCTGATGTATACTACGCTGCTGGTGGCGGCGGCGGTGCCTATATCCTAAACAGCGCTGGAACAAGAGCGCTTGGAGGAATAGGCGGCGGCGGTGACGGCGGAACAAATGGAATCGACTCTACTGCTGGAGTAGACAATACTGGTGGTGGTGCCGGTGGACAGGGTAATAATTCTTCTGGTGTTGGACAAGGAACTAGAAAAGATGGTGGTGATGGAGTTACTATTCTGAAGATGCCAGACGCAAGATTTTCTGGAACTTATACTGGTTCTTCTGTAGAATCGTTTGTTCAAGGTTCTGATAGAATTTTAATTTTCAAATCATCTGGAACATATACGGCGTAAGGAGAATATATAATGTCACATTTTGCAAAAGTAGTAAACGGTATTGTAACAAATGTTATTGTTGCAGACCAAGATTTTATTGATAATATGCTTGATACATCACCTGGCAGATGGATTGAAACATTCAAAGATAGAAGTCAAAGAAAAAATTATGCTGGTATAGGGTTTTCATACGACCTTGATAGAGATGCGTTTATCCCACCAAAACCATATGCGTCTTGGACACTGGATGAGGATACTTGTGATTGGGAGCCTCCAGTTGCACATCCTGGCGATGGGGCATATAATTGGAATGAAGAAACCCAGACTTGGGATGCTGTAGAAGCAGAATAAATAATATTATAGGAAAAAACAATGGCAGCGATTATTACTGAAAAATTCAGACAACATAATGCAGAACAGTTCTACGAGTCATTCTCTGAGGCTGCTGCATCAACATACTATTTGTTCATTGGTAAGAGTTCACCTTTTACCACATCAACATCTGGTGGCGATGACAACTCCCCCCCAACTCCAAAGGATATTGTAACTGTAGACTTTTACAAATGGGATTCAATGCTCGCTGCCAAATTGATCTCATCTGCTGATGTGTCTTATGTTATACCTCGCAGAGATTGGACAAACTCAACAACATACGATATGTATGAACATGATGTAAGTGCGTCAAATACCGCTACATCTGGAGCAACAAGTTTATATGATTCTACATTCTACTTTATGACTTCTGAATATAGAATCTACAAAGTGCTTGACAATAATAACGGAACAGCATATAGTGGTGTAGAACCTACATCTGAAACTACAGTTCCTTTTGAATTGGGTGGTTATACTTTGCAGTATATGTATAAACTAACCACTTCACAAATTCAGAAGTTCGTTACTAATGATTTTATTCCAGTAGTAACTGATGGTGCGGTATCTTCTGCTGCTGTAAATGGTGCAATTGATACTGTTCGTGTTACTGGTGGTTCTGGTTACTCAGACACAAATGGCGATGATGGTGCCGGTGGTGGTGCTGGAACAGGCCCATACTATTATGCTCCTATCACTGGAGATGGTTCTGGTGGTGTAGTAAAAATTAAAGTAGTGGGTGGTGCAATTGCAGCGCAAGGTTCTGCTGGAACAACTGTTCCTTCTGGAACTGCTGGAACAAACTACACATTCGCAAATGTAGATTTGTCTGATGTGTATGCTGACTCTGGACTAACCGTATCTGTAAACATCGGTTCTGGAACTGGTGGTGCAGTTCAACCAATCATTTCACCAAAGGGTGGACATGGGTTTGATGCTGTATCAGAACTAGGTGGGCATTATGTGATGATGAACACCAAACTAGAACAGGCAGAAGGTGATGATGTTACAGTCGCAAACGACTTTAGAGAAGTTGGTATCGTAAAAGACCCATACAACTATGGAACGACTACTGTTTCTACTGCATCGACTCGTAGACAATCATTTGCAGTTCTAATGTCATCTGCCCCAACAGTTGCTTATGAGATTGACGAAAAGATTACACAGTCAACAACTGGTGCTGTAGGTAGAGTTGTTGAATGGGATTCGACAAACAATATCCTATATTACCAACAGGAACAGTGGACGAATTATGGTTTGGATGCTGATGGTTATGTTACTGCATTTAGTGGTGCAAACACAATCACTGGTTCAAACTCTGGTGCTGCTACAGTTCCTTCTTCTAATGCAAGTGATAATGTAACTCTTGCTGGTGGAACAGTTCTTACATTTACTAGTGGATATGCAAATCCAGAACTAGAACCAAATAGTGGTTCTATTCTATATGTAGAAAACAGACGCCCAATTTCTCGTGCATCTGACCAAACTGAAGACATCAAAATCGTAGTGGAATTTTAAGACATGGAAAAAACTAATCTGAATGTAGCGCCATACTATGATGACTTTGCTGAAGACAAAGACTTTCATAGGGTTCTCTTTCGTCCTGGCTTTGCTGTTCAGGCAAGAGAACTAACACAACTTCAGAGTATTCTACAAAACCAAATTGAAAAGCATGGACGCCATGTTTTCAAAGAAGGCACAGTGGTTATCCCTGGCGCTGTTGGTTTTACAAATGAATACTATGCTGTTAAGTTAAAGTCAACACTTTCGTCATCTGATATTAGTGGACAGATTCAAGATTATGTTGGTAAGAGAATTACTGGAACAACCTCTGGTGTTGTTGCAGAAGTTATTCAGGCAGTTGCTGCAACCACAGATGATCCTATCACACTTTATGTTAAGTATGTTAAAACTGGTTCTGATAATGTTACGACAACATTTTCAGACGGTGAGAGAATCTCTGCAAACGGAACAGTAGGTTCTTTTGGTTCGGGTGTTGATTCTGCTGAGTTACTCACAACTGATGCAACTGCAACTGGTTCTTCTGCAAACATTGAAGAGGGTGTTTACTTTGTTCGTGGACACTTTGTTCGGGTTGCACAACAAAGATTGGTTCTAGACAAGTATACTAACTCACCATCTTATCGTATTGGTTTGTCAATTACTGAAGCACTGGAAACGCCAGAAGAAGATGGTTCACTTTTAGATAACGCACAAGGAACATCTAATGTAAACGCAAAGGGCGCTCATCGTCTAAAGTTTACTTTGACTCTTGCGAAACTTTCTCTTAACTCTACGGATGACGAAAACTTTGTAGAACTCATTAGAGTTAATCAAGGTGTTCTTCAAGAGAAGGCAAGAAATACAGAATACTCAGTTCTAGGAGAAACATTTGCTCGTAGAACTTATGACGAATCTGGTGACTACACGGTTCGTGACTTCCAGTTAGATATTCGTGAATCTGCAAACGATGGTTTGAATAACGGTATCTTTTCTATAGGTGCAACGACTGACGATGGTAATATTGCTAGTAATGAGTTTCTTACTATGCAAGTATCGCCAGGCAAGGCATATGTTCGTGGTTATGAAATCGAAACAATTGGCCCAAAATATTTGGACATTCCTAAACCTAGAACTTTCCAAAACTTTAATGCTGCTGTTACTCCAGTTGAAGTTGGTAACTATGTGGTTGTTAATAATGTGCATGGTTCTCCAGAAATCTCTCCTTTTATCTCTGGTGAGATTGATGAACCATATCGTGAAATTGCATTGTATGACCAACAGACTTCTTCTCGTGGAACTGCCAGTGGTAATAAGATAGGTTTTGCTCGTGCAAGAGCGTTTGAACATTTTGAGAATAACACTGGAACAGGTGTAGACCTTCTTGCAGATTCAACAAACACAGATACAAAATTTAAGTTATATCTTTTTGACATTCGTATGTTCACAGAACTTACAATGTCTGGCACGCCCTCTGCATTAACAACTGGTGCAAAAGTTACTGGTGTTCAGTCTGGTGCATATGGTTATGTTGCATCTGCTTCAACTGGAACAAAGATTGTTGTAACTTCTGTTGTTGGTTCTTTCTATGATGGTGAGAGTCTCTTCTCTACATCTTCCACTGAAACAGATGAAATCATTGAAGATTCTGGCAATACTGATTTGACAATTTCATCAATCACTTCAAATGATTTTAGTTCTGTAAAACAAGTATACATGAATGACCCAGATGTTGGTGATCCAGACTTCAGTGCTGATATTGATTTGGATAACGATGTTACTCTTGCTGGTCTAGTTTCATGGTCAACTGGAACAACCGTTGATGGTTTCCAAACAGACTTTACTGTTCAATTGAAGATTGGGGATATTATTGCTCTACCAACTGGTGCTGGCGGTGCATTGGAAGAAAGAAGGGTAACTGCTGTAAACAGTTCAACTGAAATTGATGTTGATGTTGCGTTTACTAATGCGGTTACTTCTGTTACTGCAACAAGAAAAAGAGCACAACTTAAAGACCAAAATAAAAACATTCTTCTTCGTAAGTTACAAAAGAATGCTATCAAAACTCTTAAAACAGAAACCAATAATGGTATCTCTGATACTCAAGTAACTATCCGCCGTTCGTTTGCAGACACATCTAGTGCTGCTGGACAGGTGACATTTACTGCTGGTTCAAATGAAACATTCAATTCGGTTGATAATGAAGATTATGTATTGTCTGTTATCACTGCTGGTTCTGGTGGTTCTGCTCTCGCTGGTGACATCGTAAACCTTAACAGTTCTAATGTTACTGTTAGTGGTGCTGGAACTGGAACTGTTTCCATAACATCTGCATCTATATTAGGTAATGGTGCAGAGGTTCGTTTGATTACTACTGTAACAAGAACTGTTGTAAACGAAAAATCAAAAACTAGAAATCGTATGCATCAAGTGTTGGTGGATAACGATGGTATTGCTGGTGGAGCACAATATGGAACTTCTGCTCACCACAAAGAGATTTCTTTGGGTGTTGCAGACATTCACAAATTATATGCAATCTACGAATCTGTAGATGATTCTACCGATCCTGTTCTACCTCAATGGTCAGTAACAGGTGCCACTGGTGTATTTACTAAAGGTGAATTGATAACTGGTGGGACATCTGGTGCGATTGCAAGAATTATTAACCCACAAACACCAATCACATTTATTCCAGTAAATAATCTAACATTCAGTATGGGAGAAACAATTACTGGTGCAGAGAGTGGTGAGTCTGCTACTCTAGATGTATTTACTGCTGGTGATACAAACATTACCAATAACTTTACACTAGATACTGGACAAAGAGATAACTACTACGATCACGGTAGACTTGTTCGTAAACCAGGCACTGTTGCTCCTAGTGGCAAACTTCTAATTGTCTTTGATTATTTCGATCATGGAACTGGAGACTTCTTTACTGTAGACTCTTATAGTCAGATTGATTACTCAGAGATTCCAACCTACACTGCTACTCGTGTTGATCCAGAGGTTTCAGAACCAACTGGTGAATACGACTTGCGTGATGCAGTTGACTTTAGACCTCGTATTGCAGATGCATATAGTTCGTCTGCTGCAACTTTACAAAATCAGAGTGTATATAAAGTTACTGATTTTACCTTTAACTTTGAGAACCGTTCCTTTGCTGGAAGTGGTTCTTCTACATCAAATATTCCTAAAGACAATTCTAACTTTGTATATGATTTCGATTTCTATGTTGCTAGAATTGATATGTTGTTCTTAACATCTGCTGGGGAATTTAGAATTATTAGTGGCGCTCCTGCTGAAGAACCTGTCCCGCCTAAGGGATTGGATAATGCAATGAAACTTGCTCAGATTGAGTTGCGTCCATATATTATTGATCTTACTGATGCAACATTCAACAAGTTTAATAATCGTAGATATACAATGCGTGACATTGGTAAGTTGGAAACACGCATTAACAATATGGAATACTATACTGCGCTTAACCTTTTGGAAAAGGATGCACAGTCTCTAGAAATTCAAGATGCAAATGGACTGAATAGATTTAAGTCTGGTTTTGTGGTTGATAACTTTGCTGGTCATGCAACTGGTGATGTTAGACACCCAGACTATAGAAACTCTATTGACATGACTGCAAAGGAACTTCGCCCACAATACTACATGAAGGGCGTTTCTCTTATTGAAGAAAACACTACGGATGCAGAAAGAAGTGTAGATCAGTATCAAAAAACTGGTGATATTCTTTCTCTTCCATACGAACATACAATTGCGGTTGAACAACCATATGCATCTCGTGTTGAGAATCTAAACCCTGTTCTTTCTTTCTCATGGGCGGGTATCTGTAAACTAACTCCATCTGGTGATGAGTGGTTTGAGGTGAACAGACTTCCAGATATTATTATCAACAGAGAAGGAAACTTTGATACCGTTATGGCACAAAACCGTAACGCTCTAGGAACAGTATGGAACGCATGGCAAACTCAGTGGAGTGGAACAACTACAACAAGCACTCTACCTCTTTGGTGGACTGCATCTATTCGTGCATCGAATGGACGCCCTGCTATTGTTAGAAGAACTTTAACTCAAGAACAAGGAACTCAGACAAGAACTGGTGTTCAGACTTCTGTGGTTGCACAGATTGATACAGAATCTTTGGGTGAAAGACTTTTATCACAGGCACTTATTCCATTCATTCGTGCAAGGAATGTTACCTTTAGTGTAACTGGTATGAAACCTCTTACTAGAGTATATCCATTCTTTGATAAGAATAATGTTAGTGCTTATGTAACTCCAGACGGTGGTTCGTTGGGTGGAAACCTTGTGACATCTGCTGCTGGAAAAATTTCTGGTGTATTCTCTATACCAGATCCAAACAATAATAGTAATCCTCGTTTCAGAACTGGTGATAGAGTTTTTAGACTTACATCAGATGCTCAAAACGGTGAAGAGAATGTAGAGACATTCGCACAGGCAACATATTCTGCAACTGGTATCTTGAATACAATTCAAGAAACAATTATTGCTACTCGTAATGCAAGAGTAGAAGTTAGAAATGTATCTGACACACGGGCAACCACAAGAACTATTTCTCAAAGAAATGATGTTGTTGGTTGGTGGGATCCGCTTGCACAGTCATTCATGCCTCAGGCAACTGGTGGGGAATATCTCACTAAGGTAGATGTTTTCTTTGCACAAAAAGATGATGACTTGCCTGTTACACTACAGATTCGTGAAATGCAGAACGGCTATCCAACTACTAAGGTTCTTCCTTTTGCATCTAAAACTTTGCCTCCATATTTTGATGGAACAGTTTCAATGACTGCTGGTTCTACTACGGTAACTGGTTCTGGAACTACATTTACTGTAGATTATAAAGTTGGTGATGAGATTCAGATTGAAGGCGCCTATGTTAGTGGTGGCACTCATTGTGTGGAAATTGTGTCAATTGACAGTGATACATCTATGACAGTTAGTGATACAGCATTTACAACGGTATCAGGCGCTAAGTATGGACTTCCAACAAATGATAGTTTGGGAAGGCCTGAAGGTTCTGTGCCAACAACATTCCATTTTGACGAACCAGTATATGTGAAGGATGGTGTAGAATATTGTATCGTCCTCTTTACAGATTCAAACAAATATCTTACATGGATTTCTCGTATGGGAGAAACTGATGTTGGTGGCAATCGTATGATTTCAGAACAACCATACTTGGGTGTTCTGTTTAAGTCACAGAACAATACCACTTGGACTGCATATGATTTTGAAGATTTGAAGTTTACATTGTATCGTGCAAAATTTGATACATCAAAAACTGGTATTATCACATTAACAAACGATGAACTTCCAGTTGCTAAATTGGAATCCAATCCTATTAGAACTGTGAGTGGCGATAGTAAGGTTAGAGTGTTCCATAGAAATCACAATATGCACTCATCTTCTAACAATGTTATCATTACAAATGTTAAGTCTGGAATTGATTCTTCTCTTAATGGTGCAATTCTTGCTGCAGATACAACACTCTCATTGACAAGTTCAACTGGTTGGCCAACTTCTGGAACTGTATACTTGAAGATAAACAATGAGGTGATGTCTGGAACTATCTCTGGAACTTCTGTAACTGCAATAAGTCGTGGTGTAGAAGGTTCTGCTGTTGATCATGCAGATGGTTCTGAAGTTCTTCTCTACCAGATTAACGGTATTCCTTTGACAGAAGTTAATAAGACACACACTACAATCGGTGATATTAGAGTTGACTCGTATACAATTTCAACATCTACTTCTGCTACATCTTCTGGTGTAAGTGGTGGTGTTGAGGCAACTGCAACAGAAAATGCTCAGATGGATGTGTTGCAAACTCTTGTTCCAACAATCGAACATCCAAACACATTACTTACTTCAAAAACATTATCAACATCTGGAACTTCTGTATCTGGTAATCAGACATCGTTTACAAAACAGTCTATATCTACTGCGGATTCAATTCCTTTGGATGACAACTATTACTTTAGTGCTCCAAGAATTATTTGTTCTAGAATTAACGAAACGAATGAGTTATCTGGTGCGAAATCATTTGAACTTAGATTTACAATGACTTCT